AGTGAAGCACTATTTTCATTATTTATTTCTACGCTTCCAACGGAACCTGTCATTACATAACTTTGAGTGTCATAGGTAGGGTTTGCATCAGGTATTACGACAGAACCTATACCTGCTACTAAAGCTTCTAAATTATCTATAGAAGAAGGTAATTCTGCTTTTGCCCCACTAAATATACCATTTGTTGTTTTTACTAAAAAAGGTGTGTTTAAATCAGGATTTTGTGGTCTAGCGTCTTTTAAAGCTTGAGCATCAGAAACTGTTCTAAAAGGACCTAATTGTGGTTGTTTAGGTTCATATTCATCTGGACCAACGAGTAAACCGTTCCATTCTTTACGCATATCACGATATAAATATCGAAAACCTGATCTATCCGATATTGCGTAAGAATGTTTTCCTCGTCCAAATTTAGCCATTAACTAACCCTAAAATACTCAAACTGAGGTACAACCTTAAAAGAAGCTCTGTCTCTATCTTCGGTCATAGCCCTTTCAAACTCCTCTTCATAAACAGCTTTTAACAATTGTGTTTTATTGGGAGCCCTTTTAATTGAAATATAATAAGCAAGACCTGCTGCTAGGCAAGGAAAAAAACGAAAGGGCATATCCACTGTATTAACGTAAGTATCTGCATCGTCCATACGTGTTAAAGCATCAAATATGACAGTATCTGTTGAGTTTTCTGGCACAGGCCAAAGTTTTAAAACAGGTTGTATTTGTCTATCCAAGAAAAATTGTGAAGGCCTAGCCTCTGTTGTTTTAGTTGGTATGGCAAGATACGTATCTCTACTAATCCTATCTAAAGAAAAATCTGTGCCGTCTCTTCTTACTACAACAGATAAAACGTCAATAACACCAGAATCTAAAGTATAATTGCCCGTGCCTTTTGTTAAAGCTTGTGTTGATTGAGATATAGTCCATTGGTTTAAACCTCTATTAGCCCATTCTGCCAACATAAGATTAAGAGAACGTCTGGCTGATTTTAAATCATAACCCGTTCTAACCTCTATACCACAACGCTCAAAAGCTTCTTCGATATATTCTGCAACGTCTAGTTCAAAATCTGTGCTACCTGATACGGCCATTATTTCTCCTTTTCAACAGGTTCTGCATACATGTTATCAAAAATTTGATTTACGTCTAGTGTGTAATCCAAATCTGATTTTGAATAATGTATGTGATGTGATGGTTTAAAATCAGGCGGTCCCTCACCTGTTACCCACCAAGCAGGGTGTGTGACTCGAACCCTATTGTTAGGTAAAGCGACTATATTACCTGTGTATTCATCTGCTTGTAACAACTGCAAAACATGACTTTGCTTATGTTGTGCAGGGTCGTCTGCTATTTCACTTTCAGCATAATCTACAGTAAACAAATATTTTGCAGGATAAAATTCACTTCCTATCTTTGCAATCCAAGGACATGGTTGAGCCCTATTAATTTGATATACTGAATGATGATGCGAGGAACAATCCCAAGGTTGAGCTAAATAGGTAGGCATAGGTTCAGGCCATCCTTCAAAATCAAAGTCACCTACTAATGCCGTTAGTGGCATTCTTGCCCACATAGCACCTCCATGTACGTTTTCCTCCGCACCTTCTTCCAAGCCAGTAAAGATAACTTGGAAGCTTAATGATCTGCATGGCATAGTTGTAACGGCAACCGCCATAGCATGTAAAAATTCACCATGATATTTTTCATGGTTATGCGTATATTCTCTACGCACCCAACATTTAAAATGTGGGATGTTACTTTGTAAGTAAGCCATATTTCGTCTCTTTTTTTATTTATTATATTTTTTTACAGTACCGCCTTTTGACATCATTTTCATTTTGTCTTTTTTAACAGTACCACCTTTTGACATCATTTTAGGTTTGTTGTTTTTCATCATACCACCTTTTGACATCATTTTGGGCTTATTATTTTTAATCATTCCGCCCTTCGATTTCATTTTAATAGCACCACCTTTAGATTTCATCTTGGTAGTGCCACCTTTAGATTTCATTTTTTTGAAACCTGCGTTTCCTAAATTTACTCTTGATCCTGCCATTTTACTCTCCTAATTTAATAAAGTAACTAAAGTGACAACCGTGGCAGCAAGTTGTAAAGTCATGCCACCAAGGATTGCCCAAACCCTAAAGTCAATCTTGTCAATATCTTTTTTAAGATGGACTAAATGATTTGTTTCCATTCTATTTACTATCTCTGACACAATAGAAATTTTTTTATCCAACTCATGTATATTAGGTTGGTCTTTTCTAACTGCCATACTTAGTATCCTTTTCGTACCTGCATAATAACTGTATAGGTATCATTACTTGCATGACCCACCGTGGTAAACATAATGTCTCCAGTTTTACCTGTTCCTGCATTGTTAGTTAGTCCACCAAAACTGGTATAATCGTGATGACCACTTTGGTTTTCACCTAATTCAATACAAAAAACATCTGTATCAGCGTCAAACAAAATTTGAACCTTCATGCCATTACATTGCCACCATATTTTTTCTATAGTAGCGCTTGTACAGGTATCACCGTCAGCACTTGTTGCCAAAGCAGATACGTCTACTTTTTTAACAGCAGATTCTCCTGAACCATCAGAAATGTTTGTAAACTTTAAGACAGCCTTATTAGGACCGTCTATAAGCGTTTGAGAGGTTACTGCGTCTGCCATACTTTACTCCTTTATCTCACCACGCAAAAGCATGGCTTTATATTCTGCGCTTCCCTTTGGGGGAAGCGCCTTTTTGGAGGAAGATTTAGTTGTGACCCAAGCTTCATTTTCTGGAGTGTTAGGATCGTCTGGTATAAATTTTCCAGATTTAGTTCTGGCTCTCTTTTTGTCAGCCATCTAACCCTCCATTATCTGTTTTGAGCTGCAAACATATAATCAATATTCATTGATTTTGTGCCCGTTGCAGAACCTGAAAGTTCCATCGCTCCTAAAGCTAAATTTTCGTCATCTGGAATATTAGCAGTATGTGTAGCTACTAAATTTCTATTTACAAAAAATTCAACACTGCCTGTTCCTTTAACATGAAATCCAAGTGTTACGGCTGTGCCACTTTCAATATCTACACCTGAATCAGTTGTAGTTGCAGTGCCATCTTTTTCAGTAACACAATCTATGTTACTGTCGCCATCGTCCACTTGAAAAACAATTCTATCAGCAGCGGTAAGCATAGCTTCTGGGTTAGTTGCAAAGTTTACAGTTAAACCTATACAAATATCCATTGCATCACCTTCCGCATCAGTAGGTGTTATTTTTGTTTCAAACCAAATGTCTCTGGTAGTTGCTACGGCAAATATTTCATTGCCTTGAATAGATGCACCGTCATTGTCTGTAGTAGCTTGTGAACTTAATGTTACAGCACCATTCACAACGTCAGCAGCAATTGCTGCGGAAGCACTTGAATCTTTTACCACAGTCCAATCATTTGTGTTATCTAAAGCAACACCTGTAAAATCGTCCATATAAACGACATAATCAGGGTTTTTATCTATTGGTAGGTTTTCAAACCACTTTCTTTGACCGTCTTTTCCTGCGAAAAGGACTGGTCCAGTAAAATGTACAGCCATGTCTAATCTCCTGTCTTGGCTATTGTCAATCACACCATGCGATTGTCAGAAGTTAATATTGGGACTATACAATAAAAAACAAAAGGCGACAAGTGTCGCCTTTTATTATTTTTAAATTAAGCTCCTGGTGTTCCGAAAACACATCTCCAGTCAGATACACCAAAGGAGTATCTTTCTCTAGCTTTAAATCGCATGTTAGAGGTATCGAAATCCCCTTCCATTGCTGTTTTAATAGGTGATCTATTAAAGTATTTAAAACCATTTGGAGCGTCTGTCTTAATAAAGAAAGCGTCAGTATCAGTTAAAAAGTGATTTACTACCGCTCCCTCTGGAAGCATACCCATGCTCTTATTGGCATTGATATCGTTGTCAGCAGTACCAGGACGAAGATTAGAATTAATAACTCTCTCCGCAATAAACTGAAGTTCTTTTGGAATGATCAGTTTCATACCACGTACAGCGATTTTTAAACCACGCTCGTCTGTTAGACCTGCTATGTCAATAAGCATTTGCTCTAAAGAAGTCTCGTTCAGATCGGCTGCTGTTGAAAGCAAGTTTCTCTGATTACCTGATATTGCAGGGTGAGAAGAAGAACAAAGAGCAGCCCCGTCACCTACTGGTGAGGTTGTACTAAACGCATTGTTTAAAATAGCTGCTGCCTTTATTTGCTTAGTTTGAGACATGGATCTAGCCAAAGCTTTTGTATATCTGGAAGCAAGACGATCATAAAGATTATCTTCAATAGCCTCTTCAGTAATACTGAAAGCAAGAGCAATAGTTTCATGTGTATAACGTGCAGTAAAGGTTTCTTGAGCATCGTCAAAAGAGATGGCGGAGCCCTCTGCCTTGACAGGTGCAGTCCCGAAACCAGAAAGCATTACTTCTTCTTCGAAGGCTCTGTCAGAAGCTTCTTCGTCGTAGATTTCTGCATGTTCTGCATCGTAACGATCATACTCAAGACCAAATAAAGCATTAAGTCCAGGTTCAAGCTCTTTCGCTAGTTGTGCGCGAGATATAGCCATATTTCATACCCTCCTTATATGCCTGTCGAAGTCGCAGTGGTCTGCGAATCAAATCGACTGGTCGGTGCATTGAAATGAGCATTGAGTCGAACAATAAGAGGAATACCCGCAGCAGTGAAATCACTGTTTGCTTCATCATCCATTATTCCCACAATTCTCAACGGAAGCGTTGCTGTTGTTGCAATTGAACTAACAGATAAAGCACCATTTGCTCTTCCCGTATCAGTTGAACCTGTACGAGCAGAAGTGCCTAAAGAAGCATTAGCAAAGACCGCAGTCAAAGCTGTTGCTCTATCGGTTAGTGTTGCGTCAGAGGCAACTTTAAATAACTGATTAGGATTATCAGCTACAAACGCTTTTACAGGGTGATTTGTATCGACGCTTACGCTGTTAGATCCAGGCCAGTAATTTAAAAATGTTGTTTTCTTTGTCGTTGAGTCAACGTACTCAACTCCCATCAGAACACCTAATGCCTGTGTAGTACCACCACTTGTAGCACCTGCTTGGTCAATTACCCCTGCTGAGGTTGGTACTACGATAGCC